ATGAAAACATATGAGCGTTTAACAAAAAATAGACAAGATTTTTTAGAAGCATTAGTAAGAGTTGTTAATAAAAGCTTTGAAGAACAAAAAGAATTTAAAGATTGGGGAAATGAGGATATTAGACCAGTGCAAAGAATTTTTATTAATGCTCCATGGGGGATGGGAAAAAGTTTATTTGCTGATGCAATAAAAGAATATCTTTCTGAAAACTATGAAGAAATAAATACACTATATGTCAATTCTTGGAAGATGGATTTTTATGATGAACCTATGAAAGCACTTATTGCAGAAATGAGTGAAGATAATATTATAACCGTTGAAAGTACTGAAAAAGCTAAAAATTTTTTAAAAAATTGTGGAAAAATATTTTTTGGAAAAATATTAAAAAATTTTCTATTAAAAAGATTTAATTTAAATGATAAAGATATAGAAGAAATCAAATCTTTTTTTAATGGATTGGATACTTCAGAACTTGAAGATTATAAAAATTATAAAAAATTATTAGAAGAATTTAAAGATACACTTTCAAAGGAAGAAAGACCTAAAATAATTATAATAGATGAATTAGATAGATGTAGACCTGATTATGCTATCCAATTACTAGAAATAATAAAACATATTTTTGATGTTAAAAATATCATCTTTTTATTTTTAATTAATAGAGAGCAACTTGAAAGTATAGTGTCTACAATTTATATGAATTCTAATTTAAGTACTAAGTATTTTGAAAAATTTTATGATATAGAATTAAATTTACCAGAAGTTAATTATGAGGAGTTAAGTGAACCTGAATTTCAAGTAGTTAATTATTTTAAAGAATATAGAGTGGATAAAAATAATTTTTCAGAGAATAGGGATTTAGTAATACAAAAAATATTTTTAGATATTGCATTTGTAATAAAAAATAATTTATATTTTGAAAATAATGATATTTCTATAAGAAGCATCAAAAAATTATTAAAAAAATTTAATATTTTAAAAGATAGTTTAATTGAGAAAGAAAAAGAACAATATATTTTAATGTTATCACTTATCATACATTTTTTTATAAAAGAGTTAGATTTAAAAGCATCTAGAGATAATAGAAAAATTATGATTGTAATTTTAGAAAAATATTTAGAAAAAATAGAACCTAATAGTATTATAAAAGATATTATTCTAGAAGCATTTCAAAATAATAATATTCAAAATCAAAATATTGATATTTATGAAGTTAATTCAAGATGTTTTAATAAAAATGAAAATTATCGGGAAAATCTGTATCAAATAAGTGTTTCTGGGAAAAAATTTTATTTAAGTAATTTTAAGACACCATTATGTAAGAACTTTAACCATTTTTTATATTTGTCAGTTGACATTGAAGAAGCAACTCTTTCATTGTGGCTTGAAAAGAAATATAATTTTATAAAATAGTTATCAATTAAAAGGAGAAAATATATATGTTACCAGATTTTAGAATATTAAATCCAATAGAATTAGAAAAAGTAGAAGATTTTTTAAATAAATGTTTTTCTCACTGTAACTTGTATATTTTAAATATTTTAAAGAGAGAAAAAAAAGAGATTGATTTAAAAAATATTATTTTTGAAATACATTTAGAGAAGACTAATGCAACTGAAAAAGATAACATAGGAAAAGTTAATTTCTCTTTGAATTTTTTTAGAAGAATAGAAGCATACTACACTCATTTATTTGATGAAAAAAATGAAAAATTTTATAAAATGATTAGCCACCAAGAAAATTATGAGAAGAGTAAAGCAAATATTTTTATGAATTTTATGATTGAAATATCGTGTAAATTTTTAATTTTTCATGAATTAGGACATATATATAATGGACATCTTTTATTTTTAGAAAATGAACAATATACTGATGAAGATTTAAAAATATTAGAATGGAATGCAGATGATTTTGCAACAACAAAAATTTTAGAACTACGTGCTCATCCTAATACTGTTATTTTCATAAACGATTTAGTTAAAGAAAGTATTATTTTATCATTAGAGCATTTAGGGGTAATAATTTTTAAAGCAATAGCTATTGTTCTTAGCCTATCTGATATTGGGTATAAAGAAAGAAAAGAAGAGAAAAAACATATTCCAAGAAGACTTAGGCTTCCTATAGTAATAATAAATCTTATAAAAATTTTTGATTATCTAAATTATGCAAAAAATAAATTTTGTAGCTATAAATTATCTGATATTGAGGATGATATAATAAAAACATGTTTTCATGAAGAAATACCCATTAATAATTTTTTAAATAATTGCTTTAATTCTAAAAAATGGAACCAAGAGAATAACTTAGAAGAACTTAATTTAGAAAATATAAAAAAAGTTTTAAAAATTGAAGAAAAATATAAAAAAGAAATTGAGAAAAAATTAAAAAGGTATACTAGAATGGATGCAAAATTAGAAATTATATATTAATATTCAGGAGATATCATTTATAGAAGTACAATTTTTCTAGTAGCTTATTATAAATAATTTGCATAATAAAAGTTATGATGATATGAAAAGAGCAATTAATCAGATATAATAATAAAAGAAATCCTAGTAACAAAAATAAGTTATTAGGATTTTTTATTATCTAAAACAACTGTCAACAAAATGTTAACAAAAAAAGTATAAGAATACAAAAAAGCCCTCAACTTTTTTTAAGTTCGGGCTTTTTTGTAGAAATTAAACTATAATTTATATTTAGATTTTTAACACTTGAATATACCATAACTTCAAAATTTAAGTGTAGAATAAATTGACTTAACTTGAATTAGATGTTAACAAAGTGCAAACACTTTTATAATAACTATATATTTTATATACTGTTATTTTATATCTCATCCACTGCCTCTTTCAATTTTTGGATATTCTTATGTACATAAACTTCTGATGTAGTTTTATAGCTAGAATGTCCTATCATTTTTATAACTGCATCTTTATCTGCAACATTATCTGATAGAAGTGTAGCAAAAGTATGTCTAGTATCATGTAAACTATGATATGATAAACCCATATCTCTAAACAATATTCTAAAATGGTTATCAAAAGAATCATAATCATACTCTAAACCATCATATCTTTGCCATAAAAATGTATCCTTACTAAAATATCTATTCTTGAATAAATCCAATATTTTGTCTGCAATAGGGACTTTTCTAACTCCAGCTTTACTCTTAGATTTTTCAACTTCAAAATAAAAATCTTTTAAATAAATATTTTTTCTATTTACTTTTAATAGTTCTCCTATTCTTAATCCTGTATAACATAAGATTAAAATTATATCTATTATTTTGTACTTATCTATTTCATAATTATATAGATTATTCCAAAGTGCTTGTAACTCTTCGTTACTGAATGGTCTTTCTCTATCTCCTGTCTTTTTTCCTTTTTCTTGAACTGGTAGTTTTAAAAACTTAGCATAGTTCTTAGTAGCCATATCATTTAGAATAGCAAAGTCCCAGATATTAGACCAGAAACTTCTTAATAATCTTAATGTGCTATTAGTTAGATCCAAACTATAAAAAATATTTTGTAACATAATACCATTGATTTTAGCTATTTCTAATCCACATAACTTTTTACTTCTTTTAAAATTAATTTCATAGTTAGTTTTTGTTCCATCTTTTACATCTTCTTTTGATTTTATCCACAGTTGATAAATTTGTTCAAAAGTTATCCCTTTTTCTTTCTTTTTATTAATTTTAACATCAGTGTTTTCTAGCATTTCAATATTATTTGTAAACATAGCTAGTTTATAAGTTTCTGCCTCTTTTTGTGTTTTAAAACAAGCTATAAAATCTCTCTTATATCTTTTTTCTTCTATACTATAATACTTAGGTCCTAAATAAGCCCAAGGTTTTCTTCTCTTACCTGATAATTTAAAAACAGTTCCCATTCCATTTGCTGCTCTCATAAAAAAACACACTCCTTTATTTGCATAATAAAAATGAGTGTGATATAATTTTAATATCTGAATTACAAAGAGTACCACACTCTTGAAGCCTTTTAGTTGCTGCCAACAACTGAGGGGCTTTTTTTTGTTAATAATTTTGTTGACATCTAGTTACCAAAAAATATATAATAAATTAAAAATTAATGAGAGGTGATAAAAATGTCAATAATAAATATTGTTCGTGGAATAGTTACCTATATTTTTTTTATCTCTCTACTTTTTTTATTATTTTATTATATTTTACTATTTTTTCTTAAAGAAACACCTGCTTCAATTTTAGCAATAGTATTTTCAATTTTGTTAACTTTTAAATGTTTAAGAGTCAATTGGGGCATCAGATGATTCCTCTTCCTTTTCAATATCTTCTCTAATTTTCTTAATTACTTCAGGTTCTTTAATTTGTAATTTCGATAAATTTCTATTGTATTCTCTTTCTTCTTTTTCTTTTATATATTCAAGACAAAGTTTTATGTACTTGTATAATCCTTCACTTTTTACTTTAAATTTACAACCTAATGCAGATATTTCAAAATCACAACCTAAAAGAGCTAAAAATATGACGGTTCCAATAACAGTATAAATACCAGCCTCTAAGCTAATTGGTCCAGGTGAATTTAAGTTTAATTTTACAGTAGGTTTTGTTTTTTCTTTAAAATAATTAGCCGAAAACCTAGTGGCATTATTTAAAATAGACAAATAGTCTGTAAGGGAATCAAAATCAATATTTTCCTCAGTCTTTACATTGAAAGTCATATGAGCTTCACTGTTTTTTAAGAACAAATCAGAGATTAGATTGTCAACTAACTCTATAATTTCTTTGTCAGCGATTAATGATATTCCGTGTGGAGAAAATAAATGTAACAAAACTTTTGCAGGAACATTCTCACTTTTTGTAGTTTTAATCCACTTCACTTTTCTTCTTTTATCAGGAATAACTTGACTATTTGCAGCAATAATACTTTCCTCTAAAAGAAGTTGATCACTAATATAAATATCTGAATCTTCAATAATACCAAATGAAATAATTTCTCGACCAGCTGAAGGCATTATAATAACATCGTCTTTTTTTACTTCATGAACAAAATTATATATTTTACTAGCTATTTGACCAATTTGATTTTCACTATCAGTTAATATTGTAGCAATTTTATCTTTCAGTTGCTCTTTTGTAGCTGTTTTTAAAAATTCTAAATCATTAATAGCATATCCTATGCCAGTAAAACCAAGTCTCAAAAATTCATTGAAAAAGGCACCTTCTTTTCCAGCTCTAATTAACCAGTATCTTCTATCTGGATTGATTATTTCAATTCCTAACTCTTGAACAAATTCAGTCAATTGTTCTTCATTCAATTCCATTTTCTTCACTCTCCCTATTGATCTTTAAAATGTATGCAGTTTGTTTTTTAACATTTTTCCCATTTTAAATTTTCTTCAAATTTTTTTTCATTTTCTTCAATTTCTTTAATTTCTTTATTAAATTTGTTATGTAAGTTAGAAAGCAAACATTTAATTTCGTCAAATATTTCACATGAGGTATTTGGGAATCTTTCTAAAAATAATGTTTTGTTCCAAATCGATGGCAGTTTAGTAAACTCAACATTATATTTTTTCAAATTTATATCAAAATCTACCCTTGTTGAAAAACATTCATTTAAAATACCAATAGCATCAGATGAAATACATTTTTTTATTTTAGCTTCGTCAAAATCAGGAAGAAGCTCTTTTTCAGGAATACATATTTTAAAAATATACATGTAATTGTCATTATCGCTTACTGTCCTTTTTACAATGTCATATCCGATAGATATACGGTTAGATAAATATATAAAACCTTTTTCAGTTTTTTCTTCTTTAAATGATGAAGGAGAATTTATTTTTATTGCACCATCACGAATAATACAGTTACCTTTTGTTTCTGTTGTTACATGATATAAAACCATTTGTTATACCACCGACCTCTCTATATTTTTTCTTGGATACTATATTTATAATTTTAATCTTTCATTTTTTTATTTAAAATTTAAGTAATTACACCAAATATAATTTATAATTTTTTGTACCTCATCATCAGAATCACAATCTTTATAGGTTGCTCTCAAAAATACAGTTGCAAATAAATTAGCTTGTGTTTCTTCTCTTGAACCTTTGAATGCTTCTATCTTACTAAACTGTCTAGCAGAATCGTCATGAAGTTCATAATGACCAACTTCATGAGCAATCACAAATTCCTTATCAAAATCAGAAATATTAGAATTAATAAAAATAATATTATCAACTGATAAACCCCTTATACTGCTATTCAAATCTACATATTTTAATATGATTCCTTTATCTTTTATTAAATTATATATATTTCCATATTCTTTAAGTAGTCTTTGAGCAGTATCTATAACATGTTTTAAAGTCATTATACATCACTTTTTCCTTTGTGATATTAATACTTCTGCATAAGCTATTGCTAATGTTTCTTTATCATTCTCAGATATATCATTACCCTCATTCATAAACATTACAGTTGACATATTTTTAAATTTTTCTAATTTTGCTAATTCATCTTCTGTTAGTTGAGAGAAGATAACGTTTTCTTTTTCTTCTTTTTTACTTTCCCAATCATATTTTAAACCTGCTTGATATCTATTTTTTATATCCGAACGCCCCATGAGGTAATCCATATCAACATTAAAATAATCGCAAAGTTCTTGTAACAATTTTGGTCTTGGTATTCTTTCACCTTTTTCCCACATACTTATAGTGCTAATTCCAACTTTAAAGATTTTAGCCATTTGTTCTTGAGTTAACGAATTTTCAGTTCGCAAAGTAAAAATTCTATCTTTTATATCAGCCATACAAATCACCTCTCAAAAATATTATACACTATTCGTGGAAAATATCAAGAAAATTTTTCACAAAAGGTGTTGACAAATTTTAAAAGCTATGTTAATATTAATTTATTCACATAAAGTGAAATTAAAAAGGAGGTGATTTTATATGACTATTGGAGAGAAATTGAAAAAATTAAGAGGGAATAAAACTCAAACAGAATTAGCAAAAGAGTTAGGAATATTACCTAGTGCATATTCTAATTATGAAAGTAATTATAGAGTTCCTAATGATGAGGTAAAGAAAAAAATAGCAAGATACTATAAAAAAACAGTAGATGAGATATTTTTTTAATCGCAATATTCACTTTTAGTGAAAATAAAAAAGGAAAAGATTAAGGGAAAATCAAGAAAAAGAAAGGAGGGCTATGGAAGAAATAAAAAACATATCAATAAAAGATAAAAATGAAAATTTAATAGCGAATATAGCTATAAAGTGGGAAACAAAGGAAATAGAAATTATTTCTGATAAAGAGTATGAAGTTGTAGAAATGAATGAGGTATCTGATAAAAGAAATTAGTTATCCAAGATTATTTCCAGTTTTTCCATCAGGATTAGAAGCAGGAGTTTTAACTCCATTGATTTTTCTTACGTGGTAATCACTATAATTGCCTTTCTCAATTTCTTTCACAAATTGAGCACGAGACATAGTTTTACCAGTTGAATTATCTTTAAATGTTTCATTTCTACCAGTTGAAGATTCTTTAACTACTGAAACTTTTTTACCCATATTATCACCTACATATAATTACAGATACCTCAATTAATTATATGTATTTTAATTAAAAGAGTAAAGAGAAAAAATAAAAAGGAGAGAAAAAATGCAAGATTTATATTTTAGAAATGAAGAAGCAAGATTGATATTTGGACTTGCAGAACTTGAAGGTAAAGCTCAACTAGATTTACTAGGGATAGATCCAAGCTATTACCTTAATAGACAAAAAGCTAAAAAATGGTACACAGAAACAAAAGAGAATTTAAGATGTTCTACACATCCAAAATTGGAAATAGCATTAGCAAATTTAGAAAAATTATATAAAGGTATGAAATAGGGAGGTGTAAAAATGAACTGCAAAGAATTTAAAAGATTAATAAAGATAATACCATTTCCTGCTACTGCTAAATTAAAAGATGTAGTAGCAGTGATGGAAGCATATCAAAGAATGGAGGCTAACAATGAAATTTAAAAAAGTAACATTTTTTAACTATTTAAAATTTAAAGTTAAGTGGGTAGTTAAAGTTATATGGATAGTTATCAATTATCCTTTCAAAAGATTAGAAAGTTGGATGTAGGAGGTGAAATTATGGAAGAAATAATAATTAAAACAAACTATACAGGGCGAGTACTTAAAATAGTACATAAAGGGATATTTAAAAACCACACATTTGTTGTAACACACACAGATGATGGTTTTTACAGTTGGTATTGTGGATACATAGAAGTAAAAGAGGAACATCCTTATTTTAATAAAAATTATGATGAATTAAACAATATTGAATGTCATGGTGGATTAACTTACAGTGGAAAAAGATTTGAAGATGATAACAATTTCTATATAGGTTTTGATACTAATCATTTTAACAGCAATCCATACAATAATTTAACTTTTGTAGAAAATGAATGTATGAACATAATAGAACAATTAATAAAATTAAATAATTAAAGGAGGATTTATGGCAAATTACAAAATAACAGTAGATGAAGCTGTCGCTTTATCCGATAGAGAATTAAACAAAGATGATGTTTATAGCTTAATTCAAGCTAATGAAGTTCCAGGTTGTATCTATATAAAAGATCAAGAAAAGGAAAGGGGGAAATATTTAATAATAAAACCACATTGGTTGAACTTTTTAGCAGGGAAAAGTTATAAAAAAATAAAAACATCTAATAGCACCGACCAAAGTTTATTAGATGTTTAGGTTAAAAGTAAGTAGTTAATCTACTTGCTTGAATTATATATTAAAAAATTAATAAATTCAAGGAGAAAATTATGACAGTTAAAGAATTAAGAGAAGAAGCAAAAAGTTTAGGGTTAGTAGGATATAGCAAATTAAATAAAGCAGATTTAGAACAATTAATAAGTGTTACTAAATCAGAAGTAATAGAAATGACAAAAGAAGAGTTTGAAACTTCTGTAACAGCAAATACTGAAAATACAAAAGTTCTTGGTTATGATAATGAAGATGATTGGCATGAACTTAGAGCAAAAAGAATAGGTGGAAGTGACATAGGGGCAATAATTGGAGTAAATCCTTACAAATCAATAGTTGATGTTTATGTAGATAAAACAGAAGGTAGCAATTTCAAAGGTAATGAATTAACACATTGGGGGCATATGTTAGAGGGAACTATTTTAAAAGAGTTTTCTAATAAACATAAAGAACTAATTGTATATGAAGTTCCTTACTCAGTTGTAAATGATTTTTTAATTGCTAATTTAGATGGTGCATTAAAAGATAAAGAAACAGGAGATTATGGAGTATTAGAAATAAAAACCACATCTCTTTGGAATAAAAAAGACTGGGAAGATGATGTAATACCTCAATATTACTATGCACAAGTACAGCATTATTTAATGCTTACAGGTTATAAATTTGCTTATGTAGCAGTTTTAATTGGAGGACAACAATATAAGGAATTTAAGATAGAGAGAAATGAGGAAGACATAGAACTTATCAAAAACAAAGCTACAGAGTTCTATAATGAAAATATTTTAAAACTAATACCACCAATGCCAGATGGTTCAGATGCTTATATGGATCATTTAAAGAAAAAGGCAATGGAGATAGAGGATAATACGGTTATAGAATTTATAGATTTAGAAGATAAGGCAGCAAAGATTAAAGAGTTAAGTAAAGAAATTAACTCTTTAAAGAAAGAGCAGGACCTATTAAAAGAAGAAATAATGCTAGAACTAATAAATAATGGAACACAAAAAGGAGTTGCTGGAAAATATAAATTTAATATTCAAAGCAGAAAAAGTCCTGATTTTGAGGCTATGGCAAAAGAAAATTTAGAATTAATGGAACAATATAAAGAATTAGAAAGTAAACATCAAAAAATATCAAAATTTTTAATGGTTAGATAATAAAGGAGAGTAGATAGAATGAGTACAACAACAGCAAAAAACAGTTTAACAGGAGCAAATGGAACAGCAGTAGCGAAAAAAGAAGAAAAACCAAAGACAATATTTGATTTAATTCAATTAAGTAAAAAACAATTTAATAATGCTTTACCACAACACATAAATACTGATAGATTTGTAAGAATAGCTATAACTACAATTAGATTAAACCCAAAACTTGCTAAATGTAGTAAAGAGAGCTTGTTAGGTGCATTGATGGTATCTGCTCAACTTGGATTGGAACCTGGTACTTTAGGACAATGTTATTTAATACCATTTGAAAATAAGAAAGCTGGTACTGTTGAGTGCCAGTTTCAAATAGGTTATAAAGGACTAATTGAATTATTAAGAAGAAGTGGACAATTATCTGATATATACAGTTATACAGTATATGAAAATGATGACTTTAACATTGAGTATGGATTATCAAGAACATTAGTACACAAGCCAAATTTTACCGATAGAGGAGAAATAAAGGGTTTTTATGCAGTAGCAATATTAAAAGATGGAGCTAAGGCATTTGAGTATATGACAAAAGATGAAATTACAAAACATGAAGAAAATTACAGAAAAGGTTCATATAAAAATGATGTATGGAATAAAAATTTTGAAGAAATGGCACAAAAGACAGTAGTTAAAAAGCTATTAAAATGGTTACCAGTATCAGTTGAATTTCTTGAAATGGCTGCAAAAGATGAAAAATCATTTAAAGTTGTAGATGATAAGAGTACAGAAGTACAAGAAATTGAAATACTTGAAAATAATGGAGATATTATCAATGCTGAAACAGGTGAATTTATTGAAGAATCTACTGAGGATAATAAAAATCCAAAAAAGCAAATAAATGATGACACTATGGTTCAAGGTCTTTTTAAGGATAATAAATAGGAGGCAACTATGAATGAAATGATAGTTAAAAATAAAGATAAAATAACAAGTTTAGAAATAGTATCAGAAATAAATAAATTTAGAAAAGAAGAAGGAAATAAAAGTGAATTAAGACATGATAATTTATTACAAATTATAAGAGATGAATTTTCTGAGGAAATCTCACTCCTAAAAATTCAGGAGTCAACTTATAAAAATGATAGAGGTAGAGAATACCCAATGTTTATTTTAAGTCTTAACCAAGCTAAGCAAATATTAATGAGAGAAAGTAAATTTGTTAGAAAAGCAATGATTAACTATATAGAAACCTTAGAAGAAAAATTAAAAAATCCATTTGCTAACTTATCTATGCAGCAAATGATGATAGTAACTTTGCAGGAACAAGAAAAGATTGTTGATAGAGTAGAAGTCTTAGAAAACAAAGTTGACAATGAAATAAGAGTTGATAATGGAGAACAAAGAAAAATACAAAGAGCAGTTGCAACAAGAGTATATCAAAGATTAGATATTGTTCCAGAATTAATAGAAGATAAAAAATATGTGTTCCAAGCTATATATAGAGATTTAAAAGATAGATTTGGAGTAGCAAGTTATAGAGATATAAAAAGAAAAGATTTAAGAGATTGTTTAGAATATGTCTCTACATGGATAGAACCAGCAGACCTAAGAAGCAAATAGGAATATGCAAAAGGAGGTAGAGGAGCTTGGAAGAAAAAGAACCTTATTTCCAAGTTCCTAAAAGCCTTTTTAGGAACTGGAGAGCAGGAGAAATAAATAGTACAACATTTGCTGTATATATGTTAATGCTAGATAGATATAAGATTTCTTATTTAAAAGAAAATAGAAACAAATTTACAGATGAGAGTGGAGAAATATTTTTTTATTATTCTTACAACTCTCTTGCTGATGATTTAAATATAACAAGAAGAAATGAAATAGCCAAGGCTATACAAGAATTAGAGAAAATTGGGTTAATAAAAAGCAAAAAAGTTTATGGAAAAGCTACTATGTATTACATAACCAGTAACCTAAACGATACTAGTACCAGTAACCTAAACGATACTAGTACCAGTAACCTAAACGATACTAGTACCAGTAACCTAAACGATACTCTAATAAGAATAAATAATAATAAGAATAATATAAATAAGAATAATATAAATAACTCAACGGAGTGCAGCAGTAGTTTTAGAAATGAAATTAGATTATTGATTGGAATGAGAAAAATAACAGTTGATAGAATTTTAAAATATTGCAATAACATTGAAAGAATAAAAGAAGTTATTAGTTATGCTAATAAAACTAATAAGGGAGATGGATATATAATATCTGCACTTAAAGAAAATTATAACTTAAAAGAACTCAACAGCAATGAAAATACGGCTGACCCCTGCAATGCAGGAAAAAAGGATTACAGTATGAGCATAACAGAAGCTCTAAAATTAAGTAGAAACAAAGAAAAATCTACTTCTAATAAACTCAACAGGAAAAAAGAATCGCCTGACCAGAATAGAGAAAAGGATTACAACTTAACAATAGATGATGTACTCAACGGAGGTGGGAAGAAGTGATTCATAAAATTGATGAACTTGCAAAGAATTTTAAAGAACCAACTGCCGAACAACTTAACGACTATAAGACTTGGAAATGTGGAGAATGTGGAGAAATAATACTTGAAACATTAGAAAATGGGAAAACTATAAGTCATATTTGTAGTTGTAAGAAGCAAAAACAAATACTTTACAGGATTGAGAAGTTTAAAAAACTTTCAATTACTGACAGAAATGCAGGTAATGACACTTTTAATAATGCTGTTTTAACTTGCGATTCAGAAAAAACTCTGTATAGCAAAATTAAAAAATATGTGCAAGGCTATGATAAAGTCCTAAAAATTAATGATGGATTATTATTTTTAGGAAAACCAGGGACTGGCAAAACATTCCTTGCGAACTGTATTTGCAATTATTTAACTAAACATAATTACACTGTTTTAAGTTTTAATCTTGGGAGCTATCTAAGAACTTTGAAAGATGATTTTTCTCAAGAAACTACATTTTTAAAAGCAGTTGAAGATGTAGATATGTTGTTTTTAGATGACTTAGGAAGCGAAAAAGTATCAGATGAATGGGGAAAAGAAAAGATATTTGCTGTTATTGATACTAGATACAGAGCTGGTAAGCCAATTTTAATAACAACAAATTTAGATATAGTAGAGCTTAAAGATTTTTTGGGTTTTAGAAAGTCCGATAAAATCTTAGATAGAATTAATCAAATGACAAAACAATTTAAATTTGACTGGGATTCTAAAAGAAAACCAAATAAAAAAAGTTTCTGGGAAGAGTAAAAAATAAAATAATTGTTTAGAGACAGTTTTTAAGAGCTTTTAAATCAAAAACAATAAATTTATCTAATGGTATATTAAAAATTATTTTTTAGGCTATATGGTAAGGTCAGAATTGATTTTAAAACTTCTTTATAACCTCAAAAGTGAATTATAAAAAATTAAGGAGAAAAAAATATGATTTTTATAAGTGGGAACACTCCTAGCTCAAAAAATAGCAAAAGAATAATAACAATTACCAATAAAAAAACTGGGAAGAAAACAACAAGGTTGATAAATTCAGAAGTTACAGAAAAATATATTAAAAACTCAAAAGCAGATTGGATGATAAATAAGAATAAATTTTTATCAACGGTCAAAAACAAATCAAAACCTTATAAAATTGAGTTATTTTTTATCAGAGATTCAAGAAGAAAATTTGATTATATCAATGCTGCACAAATAATTTTTGACCTAATGCAGCATTATGGTTATATAGAAGATGATGATAGTCAAAATATAATACCAGTTTTCAAAGGGTTTGAAGTTGATAAATTTAGAGCAGGAGTAGAAATAAGAGTTTTATAAAAAAAGAGCAAAACATAGATTTTATGACTATTTCCAAAATTGAAACAGTCGTAAAAACTAAAGTTGAACGAGTTATTGACCTCAACAAAATGGATAGACATATAATAAATTCAACAGTCTAACATCTTCCCGACGTCGTGAAGATGTTCAAATGTGAGGAGGATAGATGAAATATATAAAATTTGAATTTGGAGACGGAACTTATGAATTAATTAAATTAAAAAGCATTGAAGGAATACAAATAAGAGAAAACACAATCACAATATTAGTGACAAGTGGTAAAGACTTCTATTATACAAAAGGCTCTGAAATGCGAAATCATATAAAAAATTTTGAAGAAGTCAAAGAATTTCTATTAAAATTGTGTGATGATTGATATGAATGCCAAAAATAAAAAAGAAATGGAGATATTTTATAAAAAAGCTTTAAAGAAAATATTAAACTTTAAGGCTAGTGAATTGAGTACAGTTGAATTTGAACAGGTAAAAAGAAATGCAGAGAAATTAGAAGTTTATAGATTTGTGAGGAGGAAGTAATGGAATTCTTTAAAAAATTAAAAAATGGAAATTTTGAAATTAATAGAGAAACTTTAGAAGAATTATTAAAATCACATTATATGTTTCAAGTGTTGCAAGGAGCAAAAGTTGATAAGTGGGAATGGTACTATGATGCTAGAAGAAATTATTTGGAAGAAGCATCTCTTGGTGTAGAAGAGCCTTTTGAAAGTATTGATGAATTAGTAAATTTTGAAATAGATTCAATAGAATAATGGAGGAAGTAATGGAAAAAGAAAAGGTATTAGAGATAGAAACTCAAGAAGTTTTTGATAAAGTAGCAATAAGAATTAAATATCAAAATTTTGAAGTATTAAAAAGAGGAAAGTTTAAAGATGAAGAAATAATAGTGGAGAGTGCTTGTGCACCAGATTATATTAATCTTAATAATAAGTTATATATACAAGGCGAAGTAGAAAGCGGAGATAATAGAGTATTTTTAATTGATAAAGAAGATTTAAAAAATATATTAGAAAAAGTAAATAAAATAAATGAAAAATATGGAATACCTAAGAGATGGAGAGCAAAAGAAAATGATTGCTACTATACAATTTTTGGAGAAAATATTGAAAAAAAATCACTCGCAGATAATAAATTTTATAACTTAGGAAACTACTTTAAAACTCAAGAAGAAGCACAAAAAGTAAAAGAAGAATTAGACAAATTCTGGGCTAAGGTAAGAGCAGGAGAGATTAAAAATGATTAAGCATATTGTTAGCTTTTCAGGAGGAAAAGACAGTACAGCAATGCTTTTAATGATGTTAGCAAGAGGAATGCAAATAGATGACATTGTATTTATGGATACTGGTGTAGAATTTTCAGAAATGTATGAACATATTGAAAAAGTTGAAAAGTACATAAATCATAAAGTAACAAGATTAAGAGCAGAGAAGAGTTTTGAATACATGTTACTTGAGTATGAAAAGAAGAAAGGAAAGAATAAAGGGCAAAAAGGTTATTCTTTTCCAGACTTCCGTAATCGTTGGTGTACTCAATATTTTAAAAAATCTGTAATAAAAAGATATTTAAAAGAAAAATACAAAGGTTTTGAAGTTATTGAATACCACGGAATTGCAGTTGATGAAGTGAAAAGATTAGAGAAAAATAAAGAAAAGAATATTAAATATCCACTTGCAGATTGGAATATGACAGAAAAAGATTGTTTAGAATACTGTTATGCTAAGGGATTTAATTGGAATGGTTTATATAAGAAATTTCATAGAGTTTCTTGCTGGTGTTGCCCTCTTAAAAGTTTAAGGGAATTAAAGGTACTATATAAAGAATATCCAGAATATTTTAAAAAATTGGAAGAATGGGAAAGCAAGACATATAGAAAATTCAGGGCTGATTATAGTATTAAAGAATTAAGGATTAGATTTGCCAGAGAGATTGGAGGAGATGAATGATTAAGATAATAAAAAATAATGAAATAAATAAAAATACAAGATATAAATTTTATACTACTGGATGAATTGTTGTAATGGAACTAATAATATAAATATATTAGAAATTAAAGCAGATGGATCTAACTCAGGAACAATAATACCTATATGTGATAAATGTTTACAAGAACTAAAAAAGAAGATAGAAGATTTGGAGGTTGAAAATGTGGAAGTGTAAAGAATGTGGAGGGACTGATTTTGAAGTTGAAATAGATGGTTATATAGAATTAGATTTAAAAGAGAATGGAGATTTTGATTATAAAAAAGATACATTAAATGTTAGAAATATTCATCCATATATTAGTTGTTGTAAATGTGGCAATGAAGATGAAGAGATAGACAAAATAGCCAATTGGGAGGAAGAAGATGAGAGAGATTAAATTTCGAGCTTGGCTTAAAGAAAAAAAAGAAATGATTGATAATGCAAGACCTGATTTTTTTTGTAAACAACTTCATTATTTATGTGATAATAGTGCAGGTGGACAAGATGTACTAGGTGTTAGTACTGAAGATATAGAACTTATGCAATATACAGGATTAAAAGATAAAAATAATAAAGAAATTTATGAGGGTGATATTGTAAAACTTAGAGCTAATCACGGAATTGGAGTAATTAAATATTCTGATGAATGGGGAGCTTTTGTTGTTGAATATATTAAACCTAGACCATTAGCAGTATTAGGAATGAATTACTATAAAGAAGATATAGAAGTATTAGGGAATATTTATCAAAACCCAGAATTATTAAAAGAAAATAACAACTAAAAATTTATGGCCAGTATTGGTATTAAAAGAAAAATAAGGAAGTGAGATAATGGAATTTAAAAGACCAGAAAATTTTGAGGATATATTAAAATTACAAAAGCATTTAGATGAAAGTATACATAGTTCTAGAAAAAGAACACTTGGAGATATAAAAAAATCTATGATAGCTGAATGTATAGAATTTGACGAGGAAACTCCACAGAGCCATAAGACTTGGAAAACTAAGCCTTATGATAAAGCTAAGGAGTTAGAAGAATTGACTGATATATATTTTTTCTATGCACAATATATTAATTTTTATGCTCCTACTTTAGAGCAAGAACAATTTGAAGAACTTAATGATATTTTTGCCAATATTGAAAAACAACAAGGACTTGAATATTATATAGATTTAGTATCAATTTTAGATATAATAAGAGAACTCTTTAATTATTGCCTACTATCTGATATGTTGGAAAAATTATTATATCTGACTTACAAATATGGCTACACAAAAGATGACATACTTAATTGCTACTGGGAAAAGTGGCAAAAGAATATGAAAAGAATTGGGAAGGAGTGGAATTAGTATGACATTAGAACAAATAATAAAAGATTTAGAAAAGCAAGGATATATTGTAAAAACTATATTTCCAATACTGCCAAACAGTTTTGGATTTTATGATAGTTTTGAAAACTTGATTAATGATAATGGTTTTTGGTTGGAAGATATTAAATACCCAGAAGGAGAAGAACCAATAAACTTTGGAGAAGATATTGAAGATTTTGAATTTACAACTGAGGATTTTAACAATATCAAATGGAATGGCTATAATTGGTTGGTTGTTGTAGATAGAAAAATAGGAGAATATTCTGGAACTTCATATTTACAGGCATATAAAGATATATTTAATTTAAAAATGGAGGGGTAGTAATGGCAACACAGGAACAAAAAATAATTTTTAGAAAGATGGAAGAAATATTAAGAAATTATCCTAAATATCAAAAAAGAATAAAAATGGAAATAGAAAATTTACAGAATCCACAACTTAAAAAGTCATATGGTCCCGGTGGGCAAGGTGGAGGAAGCTATGAATTTAAAAGTGAAATGGAGCAGATAGAGGAATTAAAACAAAGAATTTCTAATAATATAAGTCGATACAAAGAAATAATATTCAGAATAGATGAGTGCTTGAGTATGGTACAAGACCATAAAGATTATAATTTTATTAGAATGAGATACTTTGATAAAATGACTTATGAAGAAATCGCTGAAAAGTTAGAGGTTTCTTTAATGAGTACATACAGAATGAGAAATAATATTCTGAGTGCTTTGGAAATACACTTTAAAACACAGAGATTAATAGAGTTTTAATATAGTTTTGTTAAAATCATGTTAAAAAGCTGTTAAAAACGCGTTATTGTACTGTTAGTTTTTATGTGATAGTATGTTAGCATGTAGCGAAGTATAGAAGTTCAGAAGAACTTCCTCCTTATTGAATTTAATAAATTACCACAGTAGTTTAAGACTCTACTCTAAAAAAGTCTTAATCTTATGGGGCATTAGTTTTAAGGACTAGAATAACAGCGATTGATATTCATTGGTGCAAATCCAATATGTCCCCTTTAAAATATTTCTGTTAAAACTCTTGTAAATCTACAGGAGTTTTTTGTTTATAAAACTGGAGGTGAAGTAGCATTGAAATTAAATGCAAGACAAAAGGCTTTTTGTGAATATTATGTAGCTTGTGGCAATGCTACTGAAGCTGCAATAAAAGCTGGATATAAAGAGAAAAATGCCAGAAAAGTTGGTAGCGAAAACTTGACAAAAGTGGACATAAAAAGCTATGTAAAAGAATTAATGAATAAAGCAGAATCTGAAAGAATAGCATCTGCTGAAGAAGTTTTACAGAACTTAACCGCAATGATGAGAGGTGAAATACAAGAAGAGGTCGTAGTGATAGAAGGGAATGGTGATTATAGTTCGTCTGCTTCTATCATAAAGAAACAAGTATCGGCTAAGGAAAGAATAAAAGCAGCAGAACTCTTAGGAAAGAGATACGCTTTATTTACTGATAAAACTAAAATTGAAGGGACTTTGCCAGTTATGATTGTTGGTGAAGATGATTTAGATGAGTAAATATATAAAAATAAGTTTACCTCAAATCGTTGGAAAGGGTTATAAATCGTTTTGGAACTTCAAGGGTAGGTACAAGGTAGTTAAAGGGTCGAGAGCTTCAAAAAAGAGCAAGACAACAGCTCTATGGATAATCTATAACATGATGAAGTACAAGAATGCTAATACTCTTGTTGTAAGAAAAGTTTTTAGAACTTTGAAAGATAGTTGCTATTCTGATTTAAGATGGGCTATTAATAGATTTCAAGTTCAAGATTACTGGGAATTGAAAGAAAGCCCTCTTGAAATGACTTATAAACCAACTGGACAGAAAATTTTATTTAGAGGTTTTGATGATCCATTAAAAATTACATCAATTTCAGTTTCAGTCGGTAGTTTGTGTTGGTGCTGGATTAACATATCGGTTCAGCACGTTAATCAAAACCTCTTTAATTGCTGGAACACCCTAACGTAAAGTCGAGGGCAATCAGCAGCGAAGCTATTTGACAAAATTAAATGGTTATAGTATCATATACTTACGAAATAAAAAGGAAGTGATACTATAATGGACAAAGAAATATGGAAAGATATTGAAGGATTTGAAGGTTTTTACCAAGTTAGCAACTTAGGAAGAATTAAAAGTCTTGGAGGATGGTGTGGTAGTTCAAAAAGAAAAGAAAAAATAAGAACATTAAATCATACAAAAGACGGCTATTTAAAAGTGAGATTGATGTATCAAGGTAAAGATATTACTTGCAGAGTACATAGATTAGTTGCTAAAGCTTTTATACCAAATCCTAATAATTTTGAAACAGTTAATCATAAAGATGGGAATAAAGAAAATAACAAAGTAGAAAATTTGGAATGGTGTGATAGAGATTATCAAATGGAACATGCTTATAAAATGAGATTAAAAACATCTCAAAAAGGTTCCGATAACAGCAATTCTAAGTTAACAGATGATGATATTAAATATATTAGAAAAGTGTATAAAAAATACAGTAAAGATTTTAATACTGTATCACTTGCTAAGCAATTTAATGTCACTAATAGAGTTATAGGATTAATAGTTAGAAACAAAAGTTATAAAAATGTCAAATAGAACGTTCAACGACTATCGAAAGCAAGAAAAGACTTACTAATTGTAGGTCTTTTTTTAGTAAGTAGAGTAGGGCTCAAGTGAGCTCGAAACGGGAGGCACTTAAAAAGTGAAGATATAGTCTGCTCTATATAGAAATATATAGAAAGTACGTGGAAACGATGTACTTGTAACAAAATGCGAAGAAGCTTACGAATTAACAGATGAAACAGCATTTAATATGCTTGATGAAAGTATTAGAGGTGTTGTAGAAGAACCATTATTCAAGCAGATTATTTTAACCTTTAACCCTTGGAATGAAGGGCATTGGTTAAAGCCTAGATTTTTTGATAGGATAGCACCAAATATTTTAGCTTTAACTACTAATTATCTATGTAATGAATGGTTAGATGAAGCAGATAAAAAGTTATTTGAAGATATGAAAAAGAATAACCCTCGTAGGTATCAAGTTGCTGGACTTGGTAACTGGGGAATAGTAGATGGACTTGTCTATGAAAGTTGGCAAGAGTTAGAATTTGATTGGAGAGAAATTTTAAATAAAAGACAAAAAGCAAAAGCAGTATTTGGGCTAGATTTTGGATATACAAATGACCCTGCTGCTTTTTTTTGTGGGATATTGGACCAGGAACAAAAAGAAATTTATGTTTTTGATGAAATATATCAAAAAGGGATGCAGAATACAGCTATTTACAACAATATAGAAAAATTAGGTTTTAAAAAAGAAATTATAGTTGCTGACAGTGCTGAGCCAAAAAGTATAGATCATTTAAAAGGTTTAGGACTTTACAGAATAAAAGCCTCTAAAAAAGGAAAAGATAGTATTAATGCTGGAATACAGTTTATTCAAGATTTTAAAATTTTTATCCATCCTAGATGTGTAAATTTTTTGACAGAAATTTCTAACTATGCTTGGGATAAGGATAAATTTGGGAAAGCAGTAAATAAACCCATTGATGATTTTAACCATCTTATGGATGCTATGAGGTATGCACTTGAAGATTATATGAGAAATAACTCTGTAAGAACAATAGATAGAAATGTCTTAGGAATAAGATAGAAAGGAGGACTAATGGATGTACAGGAATTAAAAGAAGCACTGGAAGCCTTTATAAAAAATGAGCTACCAGAGCTACAAAAAATGGAAGATTATTATAGTGGAAAACATAATATTTTGAATAAGAAAGATAGAAGTGATAAGAAAAAAGATACTAAGTTAATTAACAATTATCCAGAGTATATAACAACTATTGCAACAGCCTATTTCTTAGGAAAACCAATAGCTTATGCTTTACAAGATGATAAATTAAAAAAAGATTTTGAAAAACTATCTGAATATTTAGCAACAGAAGAAGAACAACAAGAAAATTTTGAGCATGCTTCTAATTTAAGTGTGTTTGGAAAATCTTATGAACTTTGGTATATGGATGTAGATAAGACTATTGGAAATATAGTTGTAGACCCAAGAGATTGCTTTATTTTGAGGGATAACACAGTAAAAAAAGAAATAACTGCAGCTGTTAGATGGGATAAAACCAAAAATAAAGAAGATAAATGGGTTTATACATTAGAAGTTTATGATAGTACAAATGTCACAACTTATGAATTTTTATCCGATAGTGATGAAAAAGAAGTCCCAACTGTAAAGGGTGAAACTAAATTACACGGATTTAATCAAGTGCCAATTATTGAATTTTTAAATAATAAAAGGGCTAATGGAGATTTCGAAAATGTAATTTCTTTGATAGATGGTTACAATGAAGCAACTTCTACTGCTATTGACGATATGAAAGATTTTACAGATGCATACTTAGTTTTAATCAACATGGGCGGAACAGATGAAAAAACATTAGAAGAAATGAATAAAAATAAGGTTATGCTTATTAATGAGCAAGGAGATGCTAAGTGGCTTGTTAAACAAGTTAATGATAGCTATGCCCAAAATAATAAAAATAGATTAAATCAAGATATTCATAAATTTTCTATGATACCTGATATGCAAGATAAAGAGTTCAGTGGGAACAGTTCAGGAGTTGCACTTGGATATAAATTATTAGCACTAGAGCAATTAGCGGCACAAAAGGAAATGTATTTTAAAAAAGCAATAAACCAAAGATTACAACTTATGATAGGTTTCTATAATTTAAAAATTAGTCCAAAGGATATTCAAAAAGTCTTTACAAGAAATATTCCTAAGAATTTGGTTGAAGCAGCAGATACAGCTCAAAAGTTACAAGGAATAGTATCACATGAAACTATCTTATCTATTTTGCCTTTTATAGAAGATGCAAAAGTTGAACTTGAAAAAATAAAAGCAGAAGAAGATATCAATGCAGAAAAAGATATGAATACTCCAATTGGAGTTGGTGCTAATGGCTCAAAAGAATAGAGATTATTGGCAAGAAAGGCAAGTTAAAAGAGAAGCTAAGGCCTTTACTACAATACAAGATGTAGAAAAAGAGTATAAGATTGCACTTGAAAAGGCTAAGCAAAATATAAATAAAGAACTTAGTAGAATAGGTACAACTTATATGAAAGATAACAATTTAAGTTATCATGAGGCTTTGAAACTTTTAAAAGGCGATGAATATAAAGTCTGGAAAAAAGATTTACATGAATATATGGCTGAATATAATAAACTTTTAAAGACTGCTCCTCTGGAAGCTAAAAAACTTTATTTAGAGATTGAGACCTTAGCTGCTAGAAGTCGTTTGAGCCATTTAGATAGTCTTAAAGCACAAGTTGATATGGAAATGGTAAAACTTATCTTTGGAGTCGAAGATAGTGCTAAGAATGCTTTAACATCAGTTTATAAAGATACCTTTATAGAAGTAACAAAAGATTTAGGAATTAATGCTATCGTAAGTAGAGATAAAATAAAAACAGTCTTGGATAGACCTTGGAGTGGTTCAAACTTCTCTCAAAGAATTTGGAGTAATGCTGATAAACTAGCTCAAACAGTGAAGCAAGAAATAGTAAATGGAATGATACAAGGTATCAATCTTCAAACTATGACTAAAAGAGTTTCTGAAAGATTTGAAACAGCTAAAAAGAATGATGTTGAAAGACTTTTAAGAACTGAGGTTAATTATACTTTAAATCAAGCTACTTTGGATGGATATAAAGAAGCAGGAATAGAAAAATATGAGTTTAGTGCTACATTAGACAGTAGGACCAGTCAAATTTGTTCAGAGTTAAATGGAGAAATATTTGAAATTAAAAAGATTGCTGTAGGTTTAAATTATCCCCCAATGCATCCAAGGTGCAGAAGTACAACAATACCAATTATTGATTATGAAAGTTTAATTAAGCAAGGTAGAGAAGAAATTGGAGAAAAAGATATCGGTGATAACGATAAAAAGACATTGACAGATAACGAAAATAGTAGTATAAATAAAGAAAGTAAAGAACCAATACCTAATACATTTACAATGGCATGGGCTCAAAATGACAAAGTAGAGTATAATGAGGTTAGAAAATTACAAAAAGAATTAACAACAGAACAAATAATCAAAAAATTAGGTGGAGGAGACCAAACAAAAGGTTCTTGTTCTTCTTTGGCATTTGCTTATATAGGAAATAGAAATGGGTATGATGTTTTAGATTTTAGGGGCGGTATATCTACAGAAATTTTTGCTACAACAAGAAACATAGTCGAGATTGCTAATTTAGATGGAATTGAAAGTAAAGTTATAAAAAGAGCAAATGATTACAAGGCTGTTAAAGAGTTGCTTACTTTTGTAGAAGAAAAAAAAGAATATTATCTAGAAACAGGTAAACATGCTGCAATAATAAGAAGAGGAAATAGAGGCTTTGAATACTTAGAGTTGCAGTCAGAAACAGAAAATGGCTTTAAAAAATTAGATAGTTCTGTTTTAAAAACTAGATTTGGATGTCAAACTTCTTATTCTGTTAGTGGAACAAAATTTGAAAAATCAAATGTTTTAATAGATGTAGATTCTTGCAAAAATAGTGAGGAATTTAAAAATTTACTAGGATATATAAATACCGCTAAAGATAAACAAAATAAAGGAGAAGGTGGGTATGCTAAGTGATTTTTATAAGAAAAATAAAAATGATGAGATATGGTGGATAGATGATTTGGATTCTATTGGAAAACATCTTTTTAGTTTTGATAAAGAAAAAATCTTTAATTTATTTGCAGATTATCCACACAACTTAACATCAGAACAAAAAGAAATTTTTGATAAAGAAAACCCTTACTGGAAAGATTTTTTTAAAGAAAGAACTAAATAAAATAATTAAACCAAGAGCACTTAGCTAAAAACTAGGTGCTTTTTTATTGCAAAGAAAGGAGGTATAGAGATAAATAATGTCGTACTGGAGGACATAAAACACCTGGATAAAAAAAACAGTCACACAGGACTTTAAACAGGAGGAGAAAATGAAAAAATTTAAACTTAATATTCAACTATTTGCAGAACCAGGAGAACCAAAAACATTTACTCAAGAAGAAGTAGACAAAATGATAGAAACTAGACTTAAAAGAGAAAATGAAAAGTTTGAAAAAGCTAAAAAAGAACTTGAAAGACAGCATAATGAATCTATTGAAGATTATGAAGAAAGAATTAAAAATGCTAATCTTACTGCAGAAGAAAAGCACAAAAAAGAAATTGATAAGATTCAAAAAGATTTAGATGCAAAGAATGCTGAACTTACAAAGATTAAGACAGATGAGATAAAAAGAACTACATTAGCAAAATATAAAATGCCAGAAAAATTCTTAGATAGAATTAGTGGAGTTACAGAAGAAGAAATAGAAACATCTGTTAAAGGTTTTGCAGAAGCAATGGGAGAATATGTAAAAGGACTTGGTGCTAGTGGAGTACCAGGTGCAATGAATGGTGGAAGTAATGGTGGAGCTGATAAAAAGGCTCAATTAGAAGAATTGAAGAAAAAAGCTTTTGAAAGTGGTTCTGATATAGACAGAGCTAACTATGTAAGAGCGAAACAAGAATTAGAAAATTCAGGAGGTAATGAATAATGAAACATTATAAAACACTTTTAGGAATGACAGAATTTAACATCCAATTATTTGCAGGAGAAAAAATAGATAGTAAAGTTCGTTCAACAACTCAATCTATTTCAAATGATATTTCAGATGAATTAACATTGGTAAACCCAAACACATCTCAAATAATTTCACATATTTTAAGAGGTGGAAGAATTGGAGCAGCTAGTTCAACTACAATAGAATGGGTTGATACATATGAAAGAAAAACAAGTTCAACTTTAAAAGTTGCTTTAAATGCTGGAGCGACTGAAATTCAAGTAGTTGATGCTGATGTATTAGTTAAAGATGCTCTATTATCTATCGATGATGAAATAGTTAAAATAACTAAAGTTAAAACTGATAATAAAGCTGATGTTATAAGAGGATATGCTGGTACAACATCTACTGTTGGAAATATAGCAGCAAATACAATAGTTCAAAGTTTAGGTATTGAGATTGAAGAAGGAGGCGAATTAAAAGATTCAACTGTTAGACTATCTAAGCATATAACAAATATCACAGGTATTATCTATGATAAATATGAAATTACTGAAACTATGAAACACACTCACCCACAAGGACAAGGTGGATTAAGTGCAAGGGAAATAGAATCTCAAAAGAAAAAAGATGAATTATTGGGAACTATGGAGAATAAGCTATTAAATGGAATTAAATATATTAATGGAGATATAAGACACTCTGCAGGAATCAAATCTTTAATTAAAGAACATGGAATAGTTTTAGATGCTGGAAATCAACCTTTCTCAATAGATTTATTGACTACAGCTGTAAAAGCAATAGTTGATAAAGGAAATCCTGGAGCTGCTGATTTACAATCAGGAAAATATTTTGTTTGTGTACCTTGGGCTATAGGAGTTCAAATTAACAAAATGAATAAGGATATTGCCAGAACAGATATAACAGAAAAAGTAACAGGATCTAAAATAACAGAAATAGTTACAAATGCTGGTGTTGTATCAGTATTCCCAGCTATGTCTTTAGCTGCAAATGAATTTTTATTAATTAACTTAAATGAAGTAAGTTTAGAACAATTATATCCAATAAAAGAAGAATTAGCTGCAAAAACACGTTTAGCAGACACTTACTTTTTCCATGGAGAATATGCTCATAAAATAAAGAAATTACCATTCCAAGTACATGTTAAAAATGTAAAAATATAATAGGAGGTTGTAATGGCAAAAGATAACAAAAAGCAAAATGAAGAAGTAATTGAAGAATTAAATGAAGTAGTAGAAGAAACAGCTAATTCTGAAGAAGCAAAAGAAATAACTTTTAAATCTAGTTATAAAAATCTAATTATAGTTGGAACTTCTATTCAATTCAAAGATGGAGTTTACTCAACATCTGATGAAACTGAGGTAGAAATATTAAGAAATAATAACCTTGTGACAGAGGCAGGAGAATAAAAACTCCTGCTTTTTTCATATTGGGAGGTTAAAGATGGAAGAACTTTACAATAAAATAGTTGAAAAAGTGAAAAAATTAACAGATATTAGCAATGAAGCTAAGTTGAAAATTCAAGTAACTATTTTAGTTAGAAAATCTTTAAATTTTATGAATAGAGATGATTTTCCAGTTGAACTCATAGAACCATTTACAGAGCATTTAGCATTAAAGTCTATTGAAGAAACAAACTTACAAGGGAATATTTCTAAAGTAACTGAGGGAGATACCACAATAGAATATAACACAAGTAGTAACTCTACTGATGAAATGTTTTTATCTTTAAAAAGCCAATTATTTAGATTTAGGAAGGTAGGTACTATAAAAAATGGGAATACTGGATAAATTACATAATGATAGAGTTACAGTTATTAGATCTGTTGTAGTAGTGGATGAATATGGTGGAGCATTTGAAGAACAAAGAGAAATATTAAAAGATATCCCTTGCAGACTTTCTCAGAAATGGTTGAGAGGTGTAATACCTGGACCAGTCAACAGTAGTTCACAAGAATATAAGTTGTTTGTTGGTTTGGGTGTAGATATAAAGCAAAATGACTTACTAAAAGTTACAAGGAAAGCTGATGGGGCTATTTATATATTCAAAGCATCTAAACCTTTGGCATATAGCATAATAAAACATAAGGAAATAGTTTTAACAGAAGTATCTGAAAACGAGGTAGATTATGGAACTTAAAGGATTTAAAAAGTTTGACAAAATTCTTGACGAAATAAAAACTCAAGCTCCAAAATCTACTGAAAGATTTTTAATGCTACAAGCAGAAGATTTAAAGACAGATGTTAAGGATTTAACACCTGTTGACACTGGAAATTTAAAAAATTCTTGGCAAAGAGAAAACGGAAGAAGATTAACTGGAAAAGCATTCTCTCAAATTGTTTTTTCTATGACTTCATATGCACACCATGTTGAGTATGGTCATAGAACTGGAAGAAACAAAACGAAATTTGTCAGAGGCAGATTTATGCTAAGAACAGCAGTGGCTATGAGACAAATTAAATTCTATAAAGATTTAAAAAATTTTTATGGAGGATTGATAAAGAAATGAAATGGGTAGATATAAGAAATGCATTAAATAAGATTATTTCTGAAAAATTAAAAGTAAATCCATATAGTGAGGATATAGATAATGTCAAAAAGCCTTGTTTTTATATAGATTTAGTTAGTTATAAAAAAGAATTTAACTCTGAATATAGAGAGCTAAAAACAATAGATATTGATATTATCTATTATCCAAAAACTAATGGAAAACTTACTAATGCTGAAATATTAGAGAATTTAGAAAACTTAGATAATGCTTTGGAAATAGAAGGTAAAAAGGTTTTACATGTGCTTAATAGATTCCTAACTCTAAGGAATACAGATATAAAAATTGTAGATAGAGTTGGACATTATGTATTTACATTGAGTTTATATGACTTATATGGAAAACCTTACGATTACGAACTTATGAAAGATTTAGAATTGAGATTTAAAGAAGGAGGTAGCAATTAATGGGAAATGAAGTAGGGCAAATAAAAGCTAGTCCAAACATTAATATAGAGTTTAAAACTCTTGCAACAACTGCTATTCAAAGAAGTGAAAGAGGGATAGTTTGCTTAATATTAAAAGATACTAAAAAAACTGTTAAATGGAATACTCTAAAAACAATAGCAGATTTAAAAGAGAAAGAATGGGATGCTAAGAATGTAAAATACATTAAATTAGCAATGCACTATGGAGCTAAGAAAGTATTAATAAGAGTTTTACAAACTGGAGAGAACTTAGATGATGTTCTAGGTGAATTTAAAGAAAGAAAAATGCATTGGTTAAGTTATCCAGGAGCAGAACAAGCCGACGACCAAAAACTTGTAACTTGGACTAAACAAGTATTTGGAAATGATGGAGCAATAGGTAAGACTGTTAAATATGTATCTAGCTTTGCTAATAATACAGATCATGTTGCTATTGTGGAGCTAGGAAATACTGGTACTTATAAATCTATATATGGAGATTTTACAGCTCAAGAGTATACTGCAGCAATAGCAGGACTTATAGCAGGAATGCCTCTTAATCGTTCTGCTGATAACTTTGTAATGAGCGATTTAAAAGAAGTAGATTACTTTGAGCCAAAACTTGGTAAATTCTCTCTATACAATGATGATGAAAAAGTCAGAGTTAATTATAGTGTAAACTCAAAAACTACTTTTGATAGCACTTGGAAAAAAGATACAAGAAAAATCAAAATAGTTGAGGGGATGTGCTTTATAACTGATGACATAAGAGATACATTTAAAAATTATTGGTTAGGAATTTATATAAATGACTATAACAATAAAATGAATTTTTGTTCTAATGTTACAAAAGTTTACTTTAAAGAAATGGCTCCAAATGTGTTATCAGGAGACTATGTCAATAAGATTGAAATAGACTTAGAAGCACAAAAGAGATTGATTGTTTTAGATGGAAAAGACCCAGAAGAAATGACAGAAATGGAGATTTTAAAATATCCTAGTGGTGATGATGTGTTTTTAACTGGTGATGTTAGATTTGCTGATACTATGGCAAATCTTAGCTTGGTTATAAAAATGTAATAGGAGGTAAAAATGGCAGATACAACAATAAGAGGCTACCATACCATTGCAGGTGCTCATGGAACTCTTTGGATAGACAATGAAAAAATAGCTGAATTTACAAAAGTAAATGCAAAAGTAACAGCTGACAGAAAAGATGTACAATTAGGCTTATCTGTGGATAGTAAGATAGTGGCTCTAAAAGGCGAAGGAAGTGTTACTCTTGAAAAAGTATACTCAAGAGCTAAAAAGATACTTGAAAAATTGGTAAAAGGGAGAGATGTTAGAGTTAGAATAGTGACTAATCTATCTGACCCAGATACACCAGGAAAGCAAGAAGAAAGAATTTCTCTTGATAATGTTTGGTTTAATTCTATAGATTTAATCAACATTACAAAAGGAGAAGTCGTTGAGGAAGAATATCCGTTTGGTTTTACACCTGAAGATTTGAAATATGAAAATGATATAAAATAGGAGGCTTAGATGTTAGTTACTGCAGAAATGCTACTTGAAAATAGTAAAAAGATAAACAATGAAGAAAGAAAAAAAGTTAAAATTCACATAAAAGAGCTTAATGGAGAGATTGAGTGTGAGTTGCTAAATAAAGAAGATTATTTAGATTTGATCTTATCTAAAGAGAAAGATAAGGATTTAGAAGTTATCTATAATTCTTGTCCTATTTTTAGAGATGATAAACTAATAGATAACTTGGGTTGTAAATCTAAACCAACACAAGTTGTAGCAAAAGTTTTAAAGGATCCAACTGTGTATAAGTTAGCAGATTTTATTTTAACTGCTTCTGGATATGGAGAAACTGATCTAGTTAGTTTAGTTGAAGAAACAAAAAACTAATAGAGAGTGACTGGAAATTAAGTACAGTCGCTCATTACTTGAATAGAGGGCATACATTAGAAGAACTTAGGAAACTTTCTGAAAAAGATTTATTTTATATGTATCTTTTAAAAGAATAATGATATAATACTGTATATTAAATTCATTTTAGGAGGAAAGGTTTATGAAAAAAATTTTATTGGTTTTAATGTTATTGTTTTCAGTTATTAGTTTTGGTGCTACAAGATATGTTACTAAGAATGGTACATTCCCTTATACCAGAACCAAAGAACAATTAGATGATATCTTTATGTATGTTAATTCAAAGGATATGCCTGCTTTGGAAAAATATATGAACCAACTAATAAATAGTGGTAATGGGGGTTACTTGAAACCAGGATTAGAAGTTGAAGTAGTAGAAACCGCTGATTTTGCTAGTGTTGTAAAAATTAGATTGGTTGGAGATACAATTCAATGTTGGACTGTTAGAGAGGCAATTCAAAGAAAATAATAATTTTAAATATTTAAGAGAGTTAAAAACTCTCTTTTATTTTTTAGGAGGATTTATGAAAAATAATATATTGTCTAAAAATTATAAAAAAATCGTAATATATGATGAAGAAACAAAAAAAGAACTAGCGGTAATTACAGATGAAGAAGTAAAAACTGCTAGTTCAAATATTATAGTTAAGTTACAACCTTAACTACAACTACTTTATCCCTTAGGTGGATAAGGATCTTTTCCATAACTATTTTTTTCACGAATTTTTCCATCTTTTCCGTGAATAACAACTTCTGATTTTTGGTTTATGGCAATATCACGAGCTTTTTCTATAGCCTCTGCTTGAGTAGAAAAAGTTCCAGTAGCTTTTTCATTTCCTGCTCCTTTTACCTGCCATTTACCATCTTTTGGAACTACATGTTGGTCTTTTCCCATGTTAATAAACCTCCTTTCCTAATTCAATATTTGAGCCCCCTCTCCTATATTGGATTATAACTTTAAAAGGAGAAAAAGTAAAATTTAAAAATTTCTCTTGACTTTTGTATCGTGATACAATATAATGTATTCAGATACAGAAAGGAGGATGAAGTATTTTGGGTAAAAGTAGAGCTGATTATTTTAGAGAAAGACGAAAAAAATTAAAAGATTTTGGAGTTTTGATTGATAGAGAAAAACTTGAAATTTTTGAAGAAAAATTAAAGTCTGAAAATAAAACTAAAACAACTTGGCTCAATGATAAGATTGACGAAGAATTAAAAAAATAGAGTATTGCAAACTTTGGATGGTACACAATACTCTATGGCTGAAAGAAGTTTCTTTCAAATATATTGTATCATAAAAAGAAATTTCTTTCAATTTTTATTGAAAGGAGTTATAAAAATGAGAATGAAAAGAGTAAAAAACCTATGGGAAGTAACTGTAAATAATTTAAAATTCTACACTGAGAGCATTAATGGAGCGATAGCCATTGCTTGGGAGCTAGGTGGTAGAAAATGAATTTTAAATTAAAAAGATTAGTTTTGGATAGTAGAGAAGTTGCAAAAATGTTAGGTAAAAATCATGCTGATTTGTTAAGAGACATAGCAAGAAATATAGAGTATCTAATTGAAAGCAAAATTGCTTTCAATGAATTTTTTCAAGAAATACAATATAAAGATAAAATAAATAGAAAAAATAAAAGATATGATATATCTAAAAAAGGTTGTGAGTTTTTGGCACATAAATTGACTGGTAAAAAAGGAGCAATATTTACAGCTACCTATATCAATAAATTTCATGAAATGGAACAAGCCTTAAAAGAACAAAAGAAATTACCTTTCCCTGAAATTAGATCTACAACTTGGAGAGGTGTTCCTGTTATAGAGGTTCAAGATTTATCTAAATTAACTAATATAACAGATGCAACTATCCATTGGTTTAGTAGAAATGAAAAGATAAATTTAAGGTCTGGGAATTTGCAAGAGTATAAAAGAGAAAATTCAGATAAAGATTATACAAATATTTCAGCAATTTCAGTTTTATACAAAGAAATAGTTATATCTTTATGTAAGAGATATGGAGTATATGAAAAATACAAAGATTTCATAGAAAATTATTTTAGAACTGACAATAGAATTGAATGCAAAGTTATTGATAAACCATTCAATGATAAATACTATAATGAGATGTATGAATGTATGGTTAAGGCATATCAATTTGAAAGTCAAATAGAGAAAATCTATGAAGAACAATTATTACCTTTGTATAATAGAATAGACAAATTGAATGATCTTAAAAGAGATACTATGTTAACACCATTCTATGGTATGAAATACGGGAATATTTTTGGAAAAAACAAGAAATAATCAACACTAAGAGGAGTATAAAAGCTCCTCTTTTTTATTTGGAGGTGAGATTTTGGAGCATGTATTAAGTGCTAGGTTGGAACTTAAAGATAAATTTACAGCTGTAATATCAAAAGCAGAAAAAGGACTTGCTGGACTTTATCAAAAAGCTAAATCTATGAACTGGGAAAAAGTTAATAGTGGACTTAATAAATTTGGGACTGTTGCTATTGGAGGACTTGCAGGAATAGGTGCTATTGCTGGAAGTTCTCTAACTGCTTTTGCAGATTTAGAGGACCAAGTTAGAAGAAATAAAGCTATTATGGGAGCAACAGCAACTGAAGAAAATATGCTCATGGCTCAAACAAGAGAATTGGGAAGGAGTACAAGATTTACAGCTCAAGAAGTAGCACAAGCTCAAATGTATCAGGCTATGGCAGGTATGAAAACAAATGAAGTGTTGGAAATGACACCAAAACTTTTAAAACTTTCTATTGCTTCTGGAGAAGATTTAGCTAGTACATCGGATCTTCTTACTGATAACATAAGTGCTTTTGGATTAACATTACAAGATGCTGATAGGTTTATGGATGTTATGGCTGCAACGGCAAACAATACAAATACAAGTATCGCAGAATTAGGAGAAGCTTATAAGTATGTCGCATCAACTTCAAGAAATTTTGAAAGTTTAGAAGAAACAAATATCATTTTAGGTTTATTAGCAGACAGTGGGCTTAAAGGATCTATTGCTGGAAGAAACTTAGCATCAATCTATGCAAGACTTTCAAAAACTACTCCTGATATGGACAAGGCTTTGAAAAAAGTTGGAATAACTCTTTATGATAACAAAGGGAAATTTAAAGGGTTAAGAAAAATTTTAGAAGAATTAAAACCTAAACTTGCTTCTATGTCAGAAGAACAAAGAAACTATTTCTTAGCTACTATTGCAGGAACAGAAGGTTTAAAAGTAATGAATAATCTTTTAGGAACTTCAAAAGAAGGAATAGAAAAAGCAGAGAAAGCAATATTAAATGCCAATGGTGCTACTGAAAAAATGGCAGAAGAAATGGGGAACACTACAAAAAATAAAATAGCTCAATTTAGAAGTGCTGTTGATGATTTAAAAATATCTATTGGAGAAGGCTTAGCTCCAACAGCAGTAGATTTTATAAATAAATTTACAGATAAAATGGCAGAATTAAATTCTAAGGGTACATTTAATACTGAAAATGTAGAGGCTTATTTTAATAGAATATTTGCACTTACAGCAGAGGCTATAAAAGGCTTCGCAGCATTAAAAGTAGCAGCTATGGCAGAAAATATTTTTCCAGGTGCAGGTAAATATGTAGCAGGTGGGTATTTAGCATATAGGGCTGGTAAAGCAGTTGGAGATTGGGCAGGAGAAAAAATAGGAAGAATCAGTAATAAATGGGAGTTAAGAAAAGAGTATATAGATAAAGGTTACACTTGGGATGAGGCTAATGCACAAGCTGAAAAAGACATAGAAACAATGGATTTAAGAAACAGTAAAACAGAAGATGATTCAAAAATTGAGTATATAAAACAAAGAATGCTAAAAGAAAAACTTAGAGATAATAAAAATTCTGGAAAAGGAATAGAGCAGTTGATGAAAGAAACAGAAGAAGATTTTAAAGAAAGAAAAAGAATTGCTAAATTAACCCCAGAAGAATTATCTAAAGAGCAAACAATTCAAAAAAACAAAACTGTTAATTCTTTAAACAAGCCACTTGGAACAATAAATATAAGTCCAAATAGAGAAAAAACAGACCTAGATAAAGTCAGTGATAAATTAGGACTTAAAGCTCCTGTATCTCCGTTATCAACTACATTCTCTCCTCAAGTAAATGTGAATATGGGTGGAGTTGTAATAAAAAATGAAGCTGATATAGAGAAAACAGCAGAAATGTCTAAGCAAAAAATAATGGCAGAATTAAGAAATTTTGTACAAATAACTAAATAAGGAGATGATGTTATGAGACCAACATTTATCCTGGTTAAAGATAGCACAAACACTCCTTTTTTCTTTGTAGTTCCACCATTAGACTTAAGAATAGAGAGTGACCAGGATTTACAAACTATAAAAATAATTGATTTAGGAGAAAAAACATTAATTGGAAATAGAAAAGCCGAGAAAATTAGTTTTTCTACCTTTTTACCAAGTATGAAATCTCCTTTTTTTAATTTTGTTTTATCAACAGCTCCTACCAATTCTATGGAAACATTAAAAAAATTAAAGAATGATAAGGAAAAATTAACTTTAATTATTCCAGAGTTTAACATTTTCTTTAAATGCTATATCCAAACTTTGTATTTTTCTGTTACTGAAAGAACTGGAGATATAGATGTGGAAATAACTCTTGTGGAAATAAAGAAAAATAAGACTTTATCTGATGTAGCAAGAGGACTATTAGAGAGGTAAATATATGGAAAGATTAAAAATATATGTGAATGGTAAAGAGTATAAAAATATATTTACTAGAGTTATTTGGAGTGGAGCAATTCATGGAACTGCAAGGAAATTAGAAGTTGAGTATCTAGGAGATATTATAACTAATATTGGAGATGAAATTATATTTTCTTATGAAGATGAAAAAATGTTTTATGGTAAAGTTTTCCAGCATTCTAGGAAAGGTGAAACTGAAATAAAAAGTTTTTATGCATATGATAATTCTATTTATCTGAATAAGAATAATTTTGTTAAAAACTTTTTTCAGAAAAAACCATCAGAAATATTAAAAGAAATCTGCGGGGAACTTAACTTAAAAGTAGGCAAAATTCCAAAAGATGAAGTTACTTGTACTTATCCAGCTATTGATAGAAGCGGATACGAAATTATATTGAATGCATACACTATTCAACATAGAAAAAATAAAAAGATTTATTCTATTGTAAGTAATGACCAAGCAATAGATATAGTTGAGCAAGGTACTTATACAGATGTCCTTTTGGCAAGTGCTGATAACATTTCCACATCTTCTTATGAAGAAAGTATAGAAAATATGATAAATCAAATTGTTATCTATAAAGTAGAAAAAGAAAAGCAGCAAATACTTAATAAAGTAGAAAATGCAGAAGATAAAAAGAAGTTTGGACTATTCCAACAAGTTATGGAATATGAAAAAGATGTAGATAATATAGCAAATGCTAAGGATATGTTAAAAAGTGTAGAGAAAAGTGCAAGGATATATTGCTTAGGAAACATCTTAATCCAAGCTGGATATAACATTGGAATACAAGAACCTCACACTGGACTGATTGGAAGTTTCTTAGTCAAATCAGATACTCATATATTTGAAGGAGAAACTTATTTCTGTAATATTGAGTTAGCTTTTGAAAATGTTATGGATAAAGTTCAATTTGAAAATAAAGAAAAAGCTAAGAAAACTAAAAAGAAAAAAGGTAAAAAAGCAAAGAAGAAAGACAAAATAGATGAGTTATTTCCAGAAGGGTGGGATAAAAAGAAATGAGTGAATTAGGAAGTTTAGTAGGAGAAATGATAGCACAAGCAACTAAGGGGAGTCCCATTATAAAAGCTACTGTGGAAACACCACCACCAAACTTGACCATTAAATTTGATGGACAAGTTATACCCAGTAAGCAGATTTATTGCAGTAATTATTTATTGCCTCATTATCATAGAGATTACAGTATTGATGGAATTATTGATAATATTGAAATTAATGTATCTAGCTATGATTATGATAATACAACAACCGATACAAAAGGGCACGGTATTCCAAAATTAACTGGAAGTGGAAAATATAAGGGCAGTGGTATTTATAAATCCCACAAGGATATTTGGTTTGAAGATACTTTAAAAAAGGGTGATGAAGTGTTAGTTGTAGTTCTAGGAGTATATTATGTAGTCGTTACAAAAATAGTTAAAATGCCTAGTGGAGCAATAGAGGGGGTGTAATGTGGAAAAAGATTTCAATATTTTTCTTAAAAAAGCTGAAACAGAAGTTGAAGAAATGCCTATTTTTAAAGAGTATGCTATTGACTTCAAAACAGGAGAGTATATAAAAGATGAAAATAACGATATTAAAGTTTTAGAGAAAAACGAAGCCTTAAAAGTATGGATATTTAAAGCATTGAAAACTGAAAGATTTAGATATGCTGATGTACATAGTGATAATTATGGAAGTGAATTAGAAACTAATATTGGTACTATCTATCAAAAATCTGTAAAAGATGCATTAATGATAAATCAAATAAGAGATACTTTGTTAGTAAATCCATATATTTTAGAATGCTATAATTTTGACATTTATAATGAAAATGAGTATGCTCCACAGATAACCTTTAATGTTAGAACTATTTATGGAGAACTAGAAATGGAGGTGTAAAGTGAAAGATAGAATAGAATTAAGAAATAATTTTCTGGATAATCTTAAGAATCCACTTTCAAAAATGGAAGGTACTTTCAATTTTGATATTGCTGCCACTTTTGGAATTACTGCAGAAGAAGTTTACAAAGAATTAGAGTTTTGGGAAAAGCAAACTTTCATAGATACTGCCACAGAAGATGAATTTGTTGACAAACATGCGTTAATGTTTGGAATAAAAAGGAGATTAGGAACTAAGGCAAAAGGCACTGTAAAAGTAACTGGAAAAGCAAACTCTATCATAGAAGAAAATACAATATTTTTAAACAGAGATGGGATAAAGTACAAATCTTTAAGAAAAGAATATTTAAGTCCAACTGGAATTGCAGAAATAGAAATAGAATGCCTTTCCGAAGGAAAAATAGGTAATGCTGCAATAGGAGAAATCACAACTTTTGAAATTCAAAATAGTAATATTTACAGTGTTATAAATGAAAAAGAGATTATAAATGGATATGATAAAGAACCTAATTCTGTATTAGTTGCAAGGGCTAAGGAAAAAGCTACAAGACCTGCTCACAGTGGCAATATTTATGACTATGAGCAGTGGGCCAAACAAGTTGATGGAGTTGGAAAGGTATTAGTAAAACCTCTTTGGAATGGAAATGGTACTGTTAAAGTTCTAGTTGCTAATTATAATAATGATATAGCTGATTCATCTCTAATTCAAAAAGTTAGAAACAGAATACAAAGAGATGATGGTAGACCTGTCGGGGCAGATGTAACTGTTGATAGTTTTACTGCTAAAAATATAAATGTAAATGTACAAGTTATACTGAAAGCTGGTTTTTCCATATCTGATATAAAAGAAAAAATAGAATCTCTTTTAAAAGCTATTATAAAAACTGGAAATGCAACTTTTGAAAAAGGTAATAAATCTATATTATCTATCAATCGTTTAGAGAAAGCTATTTTAGAAATAGGGGGAATAAATGACAACTTTGTAAAAGTAAATAATTCAAATTCCAATTTAGAAATAGCAGAAGATGAAATATTGATAGTTGGGACAGTGGTTATAAATGAGTGATAGATTAATAAAAAAAGTATCCAAAATAGCTAGAAACAGTTTACAAAAAGATTTAATTAGAGCATTAGATTTGATGTGTGAATATGTTAAAAATGATATACAAAAATACAAGGAGCTATTATTTATAGCTTTTTTTAATGAACAGCAAGTAGCAAATTATGAAAGATTTATGGAGCTAGATTATAAGAGTGGTTGGAGTTTACAAGACAGAAAAGATAGAATTATCTATACTTTACTATCAAAGAATATTTTTACACCTCATGTTTTAAAAGAACAAGCCAAGATATTCACAAATGGAGAAATTGAAGTTATTGAAAATTATAATGATTATTCTTTCATAATAAAATTTACATCAGTAGTCGGAATACCATCTAATTTAGATAACTTTAAAAACTTTATACATATTAATAAACCTGCACATCTAAATTTTAGTATTGAATTTAGATATAACACGCATAATCAAGTAGCTTATTTATTACATAATTCTTTAAAAGCAAAAAGCCATAAAGAAATTTATGATACAAGACTTTATGAAGATAGTGCAGTAATAGGAAAGTACCATAAACACATAGAACTTAGTAACTATAAAAATGATGAGTTAAAAACAAAAACTCATCAAGCTATTTATGATGAAAGGAGATAGAAATGGCTAAATATACAGAACATTTAAGATTAGTAAAACCTGAGGGGAATGAGTATTACAATGTGGAGCAGTTCAATCAGAATGCAGAATTGATTGATAAAGAAACAAAAAAATTAAGTGAGGGATTAGCAAAAGTACAAGAAGGAGCAACAAGAGAGAAAGCTGGAATAGTGCAGTTTGGAACAGAAGAAGGCAAGGCACTAGAAGGAATGATGTTAGCTAGACTTGCTGGATGTGTTGGGTATGGTGGAGATATACAAGAACCAGGAGTAAAAGATGTAAACTATATTTACTATGACAGAAATACAAGAAAAATGTACAAGTGTTTAAATCAAAATTCAGATGTGTCTGCAAATGTTGCTAATTTTATTCCATTGGACAATAACTCACTTTTGGATAGATTGGAAAATTTAATAACTTTTGAAGAAAATATCTCTCTTAAAGTTAAGGTTATAAATGTTGTTTTACCCCCTAATACACCTGTTGGTCAGTCTATATCAGCTACAGGTATTCCAAAAAATACGGTATATATTACTGGATTCTTATTTAACTACATAAAAGAAGATGCAACTAATATTTATGATTACTGGGACTTACAAATATCGTTACCATCCAACTGTATTGTTAAAAAGAAAAAAGAATATAATATTACAGGTTATGCTACAGTATTAGCTTTTTTCAAGTAAACTATTAATTCTTTAAAAATGTTATTAACTGTCCCATAAATGTATTTTTTAAAGGATTAGTATTCAAAGTAGATTCTACTTTTATAACATTATTAACAAGTGTTAATTGACCACTTGAACCATTATTACCAATTATTGCAGCACTTTCATTTTTGCAATTAATTTGAGATGGAAGATTAACAGTATATGATTTCCCGTATTCTAAAGTCTCAATCTTATATGTATAAACACTAATTACTATGAGTTTATTGTAAACATATATAGTTGCTTTTAATGCTGCTGGTATTGAATAAACTTCAAATGTTGAGAAATTTTCCAATCTATACACATTTTAAAATCTGCTTGTAGATGGAGCAAGCTACCTAAATTATTTTTTTTGAAAGGAGAAAAAATGAAAACAATAAATTTCTATAAAAAAGACAAATTAATCTTTTCTGTGTATGCAGAAAGTTTAGAAGATGTTTTAAAATCACCTCTATCATATTTTCCAGCATATACGACAGATGTGATAATCACTGATGTTTCTTATCAATATCCTATCTATAAAGACGATACTTTAAGAGAAATGACAAGGGAAGAAAAGGTAAGAGCAAATATATCTGTGCAGCTTGAAGATGGGGAAATAATAAAAGATAAGAAAATTATAACAGTGCCTAAACCAAGTGGAAATCCTAAGTATCTGAGTTGGAATAGAGAAAAAGGCTTATGGTTACTAGATAATGAAAGAGAATACCAGGACTATATAAATTTAATAGATGACTTAAAAGCAAAATCTCTGGAATATGGGTTTGATTACAAAGTTGATGGAAAAGAACACAGGCAAAAATGTAGAGATAAGGATATAACCTTATTAGCTTCAAATGTAACTTTTATGTTAGCAGAAAAGACTGTTTATGGTAAAGAAAAACCGATAACTTGGTATTTTTATGATAATTTTGGTTTAGAATTAAATTTAGAAAAATCATTAGAATTAGCTAGTTATGGAAAAACATTCACTCAGTCAGTTTATGATACTGAACACTTTTTTAAGACAAAAGTTAATCCAAAAGAATTGACAAAAGCTGAGTTTGAGAGCAAAAGAAAAGAGATACACTCTAATCTAGCAAAAGGTTAATTTTAAGAGTTTCTATTATTAAAGGTAGTTTTTATAGCTACCTTTTTTTAATGGCTTTAAATGGAGAATTACGAAGTCAGTTTAATAATTTTTATATAAAGGAGTTGATAAGTATGTACATTTTATCACAAACCAGCTTGGATAAATTAAATGGAGTACATCCAAATCTGGTAAATTTTTTAAAAGAGTTAATTTTGATTTCTCCATATAATTTTAAGATAACAGCTGGGGTAAGGACAGCAGAGGAACAGAATAAATTGTATCAACAAGGAAGAACTGTAAAAGGTATAAAAGTAACAAAAGTAGACGGATACAAGCAAAAATCTAATCACCAAATTAAATACGATGGGTTAGGTTATGCAGCAGATATTGGAGTTCTTGTAAAAGAAAAGGTTATAGAAAAAGTTAAAGAAAATGGGAAAGAAGTAGAAAAAGAAATTGAAAAAACAGTTTATAAGGGAAGTTGGAAAGATTTCCATTACTATCAAGACATATATAACACAGCTAAAAATGCTGGATTGTTAGAAAAATATGGCATTGAATGGGGTGGAAATTGCTGGAAAACATTTAAGGATGCCCCACATTGGCAAATCAAGGGAGCAGATAAGGTAGCTTTTAAATAAACAGTCTGGCCAGACAGTTATTATAAAAAAATTATGCCCGGAAGAAGTTTAAAATTTTTGCCGGACAAGTATTTACGAGTATTTAAAAATTTTAGGAGGTAAAAGTATGGAAATGGTAAAAAATTATATTGGTAGTATTACAAAACAAGGTTGGATTGGTATAGTATTAGCTTTGGGATTTATTATAGTTATAGTAATATCTAAAAAGAAATATGCAGATACAGTGGAAAAAGCAATAAGATTATCAGAACAGTCTTTTAATTCAGGAGAAGGTCAAAAAAAGTTAGCAGCAGCAATTGCTTATATTCAAAATGCTATAACTTTAATGCCTTGGTATGTAAGATTAGTAATAGTTCCTGTAATAAACAAAAAAAGCATTATAGATGCAATAGAAAGAACATTACAAAGAATATCAAATACATTTGGAAAAGGCTCTAAGGTAGATATAAAAGGAAATGAGGAAGATGGAGAAAACTAAATTAATTCTGGAACCAATTTCAAATGGGAAAGCAATTTTGCTAGAAGAATATGTTTATGAGATAAATGGGTACTTGATAAGAGTACCCAAATCTTTTATAACAGATGGGGCATCAGTGCCTCATTCTTTACAATGGTTATATAATCCTTATGATAAATATATTAATGCTGCTGTCGTGCATGACTATTTATATAGTGTTTACAATAACACTGGTATAAATAGAACTCTTTCAGATAAAATATTTAGACATATTATGAAAGAAACTGGTGTTGATAGTAGAATTGTAAGGAAATTCTATGCAGCTGTTAAATATTTTGGAGCAACATCCTGGAAAAGTAAATTGCAAAATGAAGGATACAAAGATAGAGCTATAATTGACAGGACCAAAGAAGCCAGAGAGTATTATGACCATTGGTATAAAGTGTTAGGGATTAGGTGATATTATGGAAAAAACTTTACTAGAATATGGTGTAGTAGGGGCTATTTTACTGTATTTTCTATGGAAAGATAGTAAGACATTTGAAATTTATAGAACTACTATGCAGAAGATAGTAGACCAGTTGGAAGCAATGCAAAAGGATCAAACAGAATTAAAAAAAGATGTGGAGGAGATTAAGAAATTCATAAAGTAATGGGGTAGGATTTTGTCCTGCCCCTTCTTTTTAGCGTAAAAATTTTTTAAAAATTGTTATCTAACATCTGTTATATTTGAATTAATCTAAATTAGATTGAATTTGGTGCAAACAAAGTGCAAACAAAAAAACTGTTAGAATACAAAAAAGCCCTCAACTTTTTTCAAGTTCGGGCTTTTTTGTAGAAATTAAACTATAAAGTATATATTAATACTAATTAATATCATAAAAATAAAAACCCTAGTATTTATTAGAGTTTATTTAATAAAATATATAATTACTGTATTTATTCACTCAACAACTTATTTTTTAGGTCTGTTATATGTTGTCTAAAATAGTTAGGTCTACTATCTTCAAAATATAATATCCGTTTTAACTTTCTTTCTAATTCAGATATTAACTTTTTATTCTTTATAACATAATGGATATTATTAAAGCCTAAATACTCTCTATCAATGTAAATTTCTTTTATTGGAATAACATCAGAAATAAAGAAAATAGTATCTGTTGTTGTCTTCCCTATATGATAAAAACAAGAACGAATGTCAGATTCTTCTATATTCAAGTAGAAATCTAATCTTTCTTTTGCCTTTTCATTTCTATGATTTAGGTTTCCTATTGGAATTGCCCAATAAATATCTGTATCATCTATTTTTAAAAGACAGACAAGAGGTCTTTCCTTTGAATCATTCCATACTCCACCTGTATCTCTTATAATTTGATAAAATTCTCCTTTGGCAAAATAAATACCATCAATCTCCATATATCCTCCATAATGAATAAAGCCCCAAGTTTCCTTAGGGCTTCTACTTAGTTCAATTCAATGTTATCCCCTACATTGAGAAAGGTATTTGTATCATCAATGTTTAGCTGTACATTGAGAAACATAATTGTATCAATTCAATGTTATCCCCTACACTGAGAAAGGTATTTGTTTAATTAATTGTAACTCATTTAGATTACAAAGTCAATAATTTTTTAAAAGCCTTTTTAAAGGTAGAGATTTGACCTTTTATATTCCTTTTCATTCTTTATCATATTCTTAAAATGATTGTATTTATACTATATTAATAATTAAATCATTTCCATTATAAAATAAATTCGGATATAGTTAATGTACGATATCTTTTATAATAGATAATACTTATCTTTTGACTAACTTAGATTAATTATAAAATTATCTGTACGATACAATATTTAAGTTTTTTAGAAAGTTATTTTAACTTGGTCAAAAAACAGCTAAAAAGTCAGTTAAAAGGAAACACCCCTTGGTACAACACAATTTTAATAATAAGTATTTCTATGTGTTATAGCTTGCATAATCCAATATATTATCAATAATATAACTATTGAAAAAATAACATTTATAATCATACTTCCTCTTTCTTTAGTAAAATCATCTTCCAGTATAACATTCTTAGAATTAATTAACTTTAATTGTTTCCCATCAGCAAAAGTAATTAAAAATGATTCAGGATTTTGAGTGAACCATAACATCATAGAAAGCCACAATGTCCACAATGGCTTAATTCCATCTATTCCCTTAACAGCAGTAGGATTATACTTCTCATTTATTTCTCCAACTTCCAATACTTCATTTTCAAACATTATTTTTTTAATTGCCATTCTATACTCCTTATTAATAATTTAATTAATAAATTTTTTTACCATCCTTATAATAATGTTCAGCTATTAAATTTCCATTCTCATGATATAATTTTAAAATACCATCTTTTTTCCCATCTTTAAAATTAGTTTCCATTACTAAATTCCCATTCTCATGATATAATTTTGAAATACCATCTTCTTTCCCATCTTTAAAATTAGTTTCTATTCCTAAATTCCCATTTTCATAATATGTTTTTAAGAGTCCTTCTAGTTTCCCATCTTTATAATTCATCTCACTTTCTAAATTTCCATTTTCATAATATGATTTTAAGAGTCCTTCTAATTTATCGTCTTTAAAATTACCTTCACCTCTTAAATTCCCATTCTCATAATATGATTTTAAGAGTCCTTCTAGTTTCCCATCTTTATAATTCATCTCACTTTCTAAATTTCCATTCTCATAATATGTTTTTGAGAGTCCTTCCTTTTTACCATCTTTATAATTTTCTTCACTTCTTAAATTCCCATTAGGATAGTATCCTTTTACAATACCATTTGCTTTACCATCTTTATAAGGAATATCTTCTTTTAAAGCTCCATTGTCATAATATGATTTTATTATTCCAGTAAATGTTTTTGTTTCTCCTTTAACATAAGCTATACCTTCTCTTATTTCCGCATCTGTAATATTTACTTCTCTAGGCTTACCACAACTTGCAAATAATAAAATAAAAATAACCATAAACAAAACTTTAACCTTTTTCATAATAATTTCTCCCCTTTCTAATTAAATGATTTTTATAACTTAATATTTTTTTTGTAACCTATCCTTTATATCTGACATATCAGTAATATCTTTTAACAGCTGCTCTCTTTCAAGTGAATAGTTACCATCAATAGAGAATTTTAAAGCATTTATATATTTTAATGCCTTTTCAAATGTATTACATACCTCAGGAATATCCTCTTTCAAGCTCAAAATCTCTTTAAAGTATTCTCTATATGATGTATTGTTTTCTATATTTTGAAGGTCTATCTTATTAAATATAATTTCTTTGTTATCTAATAAAGTTTTATCAATAATAATCTCATTAAAAAAACTAGGTAATTTATAAAATATATCCAGTTTACCAATATTTTCAGTAGCAATACTATCTAAATTTATTAAGATTGTAAATAATGTTCTATGTATAAAATTTGATACATAGTTATATTCTTTATTTTCTTTTTTTAAAGGAATTGCGAATAATCTATAATCAAGATATGATTTGTCTTTTCCTGACTTATCAACTTTAAGAGTTCTTTTTCTTTTATCTTTATATTTTTTGTTTAATTCTTTATTTCCTAAATATAGGGTAGTTTCAGGAATATATTTTACTTTTTTTGAAAGGACATTATGAATATAAGAAGTTTCTAATGATGTTAAAATTCTACTTTTATAGATGTTGTTTTCTCTTTTATAAAATATATTTAATAAATCAATATTATGTTGTTCTAAGACTAATTTAGACAACATAATTACTATTTCTTTTTCAGTTATATTAGATTTTATTGATGTAATAAGATTTTTCCAATTTTTTTCAATATCAAATTTATATTTTTCTAGTTTGTAAAATTCTGTATAAACAATTTCTTTTCTATTTTCTTTTAGATAATCACTTAAAACATATCTTTTACTTATATTATCCAATAAATTAATATTAGTATAATTTCCTTCAACAACATATTTTATTAAAGAAAGATATACTACATAAATATAAGTTATATCCCCTTTTAAAAAATAAGTTTCTATATTATCTTTGATATCCTCATATCTTTCATTAATTTCTTCATCATTATTTGTTCTAATAAGAGAACTCATTTTATAATCTTCATATAAATCATTCATTATTTTTTTGGAAGTTTCTTCTTTATTATCAATTTTTATTTTCATACCACTGTCAAAATTCAAAGTAAAATAATGTAAAATATGTAAATTATCTTTATATTTACTTATTATTTTTTTCCATTCTTTTTGTAATATTATATTATCTACTTTATTAGAATTTTCATTATTATCAAACCATTTTCTTATATAACTTTCTTTATAAGTCTTACCATATATCTTATATTTAGAACAGTAATCAATTAAAATTTTTTCTATGGCACTTTTATCTTCATCAGGAAATATAGAAGAAAGTTTACTTATTATATTTTGGTATTCATTTCTTGAATCAAGTTCATTAATCCAATTACCAATAGTTTTTACATCAACATTAAAAATAGAAGCTAGCTTATTCCTTGACATACCTTTTCTAGCTCTATTTCTAACATTTTCTTTTATAATATCTAAAATTTCTTTTTGAGCGCAAGAGTATAATTTTGCTAGTTCCTTTTTACTTATGCCTTTAGAAAACTTATTTACAATATCTTTTTTTATTTTTTCATTCAAAATTTAAAAATTCTCCTTATTTTATATGTATTATTTAGATATCATTTTTCCTAAAATTATCTCTCATATCTCTCCCCCAGCCAATAAGATAAATATGGATAAAAAAGGAAATTAAATAATCTAAAAGTGTTAGATTTTATATGATATTTTTAATAGTTATGTTGGAATTTTTTTATTTCAATATATGCTTCAAAAACATACTTATCGTTCATATTATAACATAAAAAACTAAAAAAATCAAGTATAAAACTTTATATTTGAATAATAACTTAATTAGATATTATAATTAGTACAATAAAAAATAACAGTTTATTCACTGTTACCTTTTATTATTCTATTTCATTTTTAGTTGTTCTTTGATATAATTAAGTTCAATTTCTGTTACTTTTCCATTTGCATTTTTTTTAATCAGTTTATCAATTTCATTTTTAAGGTCTTCCATAAGATTTTTAATGTCATCATCACTTAAAAAGTATAGTTTATCATTACTTTTATTTGACACTCTAAAATAGCTTATAAGGGCTTTGCTTGGTACTAGGTTACCTAGATTACCTATCTCATATCCTAAGCACTTTAAAAAGCCTCTCAGAGCCTCAAATTTTTGTTTGTTATCTCTAACTTTTTCAATTTTTTCTAACTCTTCAATAAAATCTTCTTCATTGGCAAATATATCTCTTAAATCATCAAGTTTCATATTCAAGACTTCAAATAGTTTAGTTATTTTGTTCTTTGGTATAGCAAGAGTACCACCCTCATATCTTTTAATAGTTGGTAATGCTACTTCTAACTTATCAGCAAGTTCTTCTTGTGTCCATCTCTTTTCTTTTCTGCATTTCTTAATTAGGTCTTTGTATTTCTTTATATTTTCATCTATGGCTTTATTGGTCTTATCTTTTTTCATATCTTCCTCCAATACCTTTTTATATAATCATACACTAAATAGAATAATAAATCAAATCTTAATTATTATAATACTAAAAAGTATATTTGATACATTTAAGGTATTGACTTCTTTAAATGTTAATGATACTATATAGTATATATAAATACTAATAAAGATTAATATATACTTAAAAATATATTTTATGAAAGGGGAATAATTTATGAGAAGTCCTAATAAAACAGGCTGTATAGTCAAATTAAAAGGTAATAGAAGAAGACCTTATGTACTTTATAGTCCTTATTTTTATGATAGTGTCAGCCAAAAATATAAAAGGTCAGCATTAGGATATTATTCAACATTAGAAGAAGCTAAAATGTATAAAATTGCTTATTTCTCCAATAATATAGACCTTTTAAAGAATAGTAACAATACAACTTCATTGATATTTGAAGAAGTATATAAACTATGGCTTAAAAATAAAGATGTTAGAAAATCAACTATGAAAAATTATATAACTAACTTTAATAGAAGTTCTATCTTACATAAAATGCCAATAGATACTATTAATGGCTTATTTCTTCAAAATATCATAAATAAGGCTAATTTAACAAAGGGTAGTCTAAGAAATTTAAAAAGTTTTTGGGCTAATATATGGGATTTTGCTTTGTTAAATGATTTATGTAATAAAAAGAATTATCCTAAGTTGTTAAAGTTACCAAGCATTGAAAGAGGAAATAAGACAAGTATAAGAGAAAGAATATTTACAGATGAAGAAATAGAAATCTTATGGAATAATTTATACAAAGATAAAAGAAGAATCATTGATATAGTCCTTATACTGTGTTATACAGGACTTAGAATAGGTGAGCTATTAAATATTAAAGTCAAAGATATAGATTTAAAAGAAAAGACAATAAACATCACAAATTCTAAGACTGTAAATGGTCTTAGAACTATACCAATACATGATAAATTACTTTCTTTAATATCAAATAGAATGTATAAAGGAAATGAGTATTTATTTACTACCTTAGACAATAAGCATTATAAGTATGATTCATTTGATAATCATTTTAGAATATTATGTAAAGACCTTAAATTGAAATATCATACACTTCATGATACAAGACATACATTTGCTACTTTGTTGGTAAATGCAGAAGTAAATAAAGAGGTAATAATTAAGATGATAGGACATAAGAGATATAAGACAACCTTAGACATCTATGTACATAAGAATTATGAAGATATGAAAAGGGCAATTAATCAGATATAAAATTTTATTAAAAAAGGGGATTAATTTTAGCTTGACATATTCATATAAATATGCTATAAGTAATTAAGAAGATATGCTCATAGTGTAGTGAGCAGTATAATCAAAAGAAATACACGGGGTTCGATGATATGTTCGTAGTGTAACGAACAGTATAATCAAAAGAAATACACAAAAAGATGAAAGAAAATCCTCTATATTAGAGGATTTTTATTTGAGTAAAGGGGATATAAAATGGAGTTTTATCTATTGACAAAAAAATTTTATGAAAAATATTCAAATTGTAAAGAAATATTAAAAAAAGAAAATAGACCCTATACTATTTGTATTATTGAGATTAATAAATTAACTTTTGCTATTCCTATAAGGCACAATATAAATCACAAATATTCAATCAAAACTTTTAATAATCAAGGTTTAGATTTTACAAAAGCAGTTATTATAATTGATAAGGCTTTTATATCTGAAAAGAATGTGTATATAGGACAAGAAGAATATGAAGAATTATCAACAAAAAAAACTCTTATAAAGCCAAAATTAAAAAAATTCATAAAGACATATAAAAAAGCTATTAAAAATCCAGATGACTTAAAAAATAAAATATTATGTAAATTTTCTTCTTTACAGTATTTTCATAAAGAGTTAGGAATAGAATAG